TTTGTTTGACTCTTTACAATAATAGTTGGAGTTTCCGGATTTGCTCCCCATAATACCGCACTACCTTCGTAAAGTCTTACTTCCTTAATGACTCTAACTTGCTTAGAATCATTTTGCCAATCACTTTTCATTGTGCTAAAACCTATTGAGTGCTGATTGATTAAACCCGCCTCATACATTTTTAGCATATCGGTTCCCTTTTCAGTTCCCACTATTGGAGTTATCGCAAGTAACATGTCGCCCTCTACATATAATTGCTCCGGCTTACCTATCACGTTACTCATGTCCGCTTTATGATCCACCAAAGACCAAACAAGATTCTTTCCCGCCGGTCCTCTTTCCATTAATGTTTTATTAAACGCTTCCGGAACGATTATATCGTTATCTAAATCCACGTTATTCATACGGGACCAAACGGCTTTAACCCTTCGTGTTGAAGTGTCAACGTCCATTATTCCGTCCGTAATATCTTTTGCTTGAAATTGCTTCATCGTTACAAAGTTATAATTTTATTTTTATTATGCTAATGCTTCGGCTATTAAATTACCTATTTCCATTCCGATAACATTATTAAGTAAATTCCATATTAAACCGGCATCGCCCATTGGCGGATTGTCTGCATATTTTTTTAATTGCCCGTTGTTATCCCTTACCGCTTCATAACCTAATGTACATCTACAATTACAAACGTTTGATGCTCTTGCCGTACTATCGCCGGGATGAAGCATAAAATCTACAAATCCTTTTCCCCTTACTTCAAACTTTGCATCTATTGGAGCAATTACTCCGTCCATGTCTAAATGGTCCGCATTATCTCTTGGAATTCGTCTTGTTCTATTATCTTTTGTTGCAATCCATTCTTTAACCGTTACCAATCCTGTACTAATAGCACCAACCATTGAACCTACATTAGCGGCTCTTGCCGTTTCAGTTCTTGCAATAAGTTCCGCTCTATAATCAGTTATTCCCGCCGTCTTTAATAGTTGAATTGTTTCGTATGTAGTTAAGCCGTCCTCTTGTCCTTTTATTAAGAATCTTCTGATTTGTTCTTTTGTTGTATCGGTTATATCTGATGCTAATTGACTTAAACCTTTTGTATTAAGATATTGAAGTATTACATAAGAAAATAAATCCGTTTGTTCACTTTTCTTTTCGTATGTCGTAAAATGCGATTTAGAGCCTTTTTTAACGTCTTTGCTTACTATTGAAGCCATTCTATTGCCCATTGCAATATGAAGCTTCTGAATCGTCTGTTTTAGCCCTTTATCGCTAATTGCATTTAAGTCTTGAGTACGACAAAACGTATTCACTTGGTTTTGTAGCTCTTGCTTAAACTTTGGCGAATACGTTCTTAAAGCGTTATTGTAAAGTGTCTTATATTGACTCCAAATCATTATTTGTCTATGTTTTCCAACATTTTACCCGCTGCTTCGAATACATCGGTTTGTTTTTGTTGTCCGGCTCTTTGTCTGATAGCTATTAAACCCGCTCTATCTACATTCTTAAAATCACTTGTAAATATATAATGCCAATGTTGTTTTGTTTTAGGATCAACGTTAGCGTCTATTCCTAAATGCCATTTGCCAAAGTCTTCGATACTATTCGCTTTGATGTAAGCGTTTTCTGCATCAGCACTTGGCGGAGTCCATGAACTTGGCTTAATAACTTTACCGTTTTTGATTAAACTATTTGCATGACTAATACCCGATTTATTTGCACCGGTTGTTTTCTTTAATTGCATTTCCAATCTTTCAGCAAGGGAAATAAACTTTTGGAAGTAATTCATTATTTTAAACTTAAAAGGTAAAGAGTTTGAGCTATTAATTCAGCGATATTGTCAATTTGATTTTGAATCCAAGACTCTTGAAAAGTTACTTTTCTTTCAGTTTGTACTTCAACATATAACGCTTGGAAATAAGCTACAACTTGCTCAACGCTTTGATAATCGACAGGGTTAACTAATTCGTATCCTGTTGGACGTCCGTAAATACCACTTACGCTTTCAACTAAACCATCTATTCTTTCAACGATTTCATCGTAATAATTATTCAATGCTTTATGTACTGAAAAAGAAGTTGTTTGATGGTGCCAAACGATTGCTTGTTCATTTGATTGCTTTAAGCAATAAACTAAGTCAACGAAATTATCCATTGGAGTATCTTCCATTGGTTCGTTCTCTACCGGCTCCGGTCCCATTATAGGAGTTTCAGTTGCCGACATTTCAACATCGCTGAACGCTTTTGCTCTAAATTGTTTTTCTAATTCTGCAATCTGATTTTCGAATTGTTTGATATCTTTCATTATTTTGTATTTAATATGTCATCAATATTTTTAGGTAATTCTATTGGTTGGTAAGTGTCCAATGCTTGTAAGTTAGTAGGTATATATATTTTATTAAGTTCTTCTCTTAATTCATCAGGAACGTGAATACCCATTTCCTCATATTTTTGTAAAGGAGTAAGCCACCAAGCCTTATCTAACCAATCTACTTGCATTACTTTGTTTGCCTCAAGTTCTTGATATACTGTGATATCGTAATCAATATAAACGTCTTGCTGATTTGCATATCCCCAATCTGTATGAAGTTTCTTGTTAAAGTCATCTCTAATTTCATTTAATAAAGGAATAGCACAACGTAAAGTTAAAGCCTTTTCGCCTTCCATTTGATTGTTATAAGACTTATTAGCTGCATCGTTTAATAATTGAGAAGGAACTCCGTAAATATTACACAATGAAACCATGTCCCACTTCTCACTTTCTAAGATACCTAATTCAACCGGACTCAAACCTATTTCTTTCCAATCTACTTTATAACCACTAACGGCAATTTGATTAAAGTTTGTTGAACCCGCTTTTTCACTAACGGATTTCTTTAATGCTTGAGCCTGTGCTTGTCCGCTTATAGGATCAAATCTATCATCGTTCATAAACAACACTCCAGCCGGTCCACCATTTTGGAACGCCGATACTGCTGCGGTTTTCGCTTCGTTTGAACGTGTCAAAGTTCGTGATGCAGCTTTGAGTGGGGATTGCCCATATAATTGATTGCCCGTAATATTCCATTGTGGATTGAAGTATTTATCGTGTAAAATTTCTTCTTTTTTAAAAGACCATAACTTACCATAGTAAAGTTGGTAACCCGCTACAACCGGAGGGAACACTTCAACGTTTGCTATAATAGCCATATATTGAGCCGGTAAAACATTTATTGATAATGGCTTTCCTTCATTTGCTCCGCCCTCGATTAATCTTCCGTAAACAAAACTATTACCGGTAACTAATTTAAAAGCACACCATTGTTCTACAATATCAGCCCAAGAATCTTCATCGTTAGGGTGCTTAAGTAATTCGTTTAATCTTGAATCGCCTTTATATTCTTCAAATGCTTTTTCTCTTAATTCGTTTAACTCCTTCCAATTCTTTACCTTTTCGGGTTGGCTGATTAACGCTTTATATTTTTTAGCTGCTCTTTCATCAATTACTTTATAAACTGAGAATGGAGCCAATCTTGCTTTATCTGTAATTAATTTTACGATTGAATAAACTATGTCGTTACCAACGTAACCATCATTTACAAAACTTTGTGCATCTGCTCCTTGCCATGTAACAATGCCTCTATTTATTGAAACTGTTGAACCCAACGGACCGGTCATTGGTAGAACCGATTGCAACGGCTTAGCACTAACAATCTTTTTTAAAGATAATTTATCCCAAATACCCATAATGTATATTTAAGTCAAAGTTAATAAAAATATACTACCAAACCGAAACTTGAAATTTTGGAGTATATTCAAAATACATTCTCATAGCTAAACAGTCTGAAAAGTCAGGGGAACGACCAATTAAAGACTTTACTTTGTCTTTTGGTATTATTCCCTTGCTTCCGTCATTATCTACTGATTTTTGCTTTACTTGTTCTAACTCCTCTATAATTAATTGCTTTTGTTTTCCGTCAGCATTTATGTAAATCTTATTATCGTTTATTAATTCTGCTAACTTATAATAACATTGGCTTTTAAGGTTATCGTAATTTTCTTTTTGTCTTGTAATTGGGTTGTCTAATGCCCTTGAGTTGTTTACAAAACCTTTGCATCTTAAAATATCACAAACACCTCCGCCGACTCCGTCTTCATCGACTATAATATTTGATGTAGCCACTTGGTAATCTTGTTGGAACTTTTTAACGATTTCAGCCACCTCAACAACTGATTTACCGTTGTACTGATGCAACTTAACACGAAGTCCGTCCCATACTCCAATAACAGTGCTATCGTTACCAAAACGAGCAACGTCAACGCTAATAAACTTTCCGCCATTAGGTAAATAAGTGCTATTAAAACAATCAAGTATTTTTTCATAATCTATTAATTGAGCGGGGTCGTCTAAGTATTCCCAATTACCAAATAATAATCTTTCTTTGCTTACCTTGTCTAAGGTTAAAAGGTTTTCCTTATAATGCTTAGATATAAACGGGTTATCATCTATTAACGAAGCAATAAATCTTTTATTGTCTGATATTGTATTGTCCTGTTGCGGTTTATAAAACTCTGAATAGGTCCAATTCTTTGCCGGGTTACAAGTGTAAAGTATCTTAGGCACTAATTCGTTTTGGTCTAACTGAAATCTTATCCTTGATTTGATAATATTTCTCGCTTTATCATCTACCTGATTAGCTTCATCTATAAATGCATCAGTTATTTCCAATGATCCTAATTCATCAAAGTTCGGGTCGCTTGGGTAACTATAAAGGTCCTTTAATAATATAGTTGAACCATTAAAGAACTCTATTTGACTTGATTGTGCGTTAAACTTATAATGCTTCCCTGATTCAAGTCCTTGCATTTTTGCCACTTGAAAGAAAGAAACTAAGGTTGTTTCCTTTAATGTTTTAAGGACCGCTCTACCTATTAAGCCTCTTGTATTAGGATATTTTAAGCGTTGTTTAAGTTGCCAATAACAACCTAATGCCGTCTTGCCTCCACCGGCTCCGCCTCCGAATAGTATTTCGTTTGTTGTTTTGTCCTCAAGTAAATCGAGTGCAACAGTTTGTTTTATGGATAGTTCCATTATAGGCTTCCCGTATTTTGGATATAAGTTTTCTTTTCTTCCCAATTTATTGTCATGCCTCCGCTTACTTCGACTTCGCTTGTTTGCTTGGGTTTACCCTCCAATCTGTCTAAAAGTATCTCATAAGCCTTTAAATCGCCTTTTCTTGCCTTAGCTATTATTTGCATGTCTAACTGTTCAGCAATAGTAAATTCTTCTTCTTCGCCTGTAACCGGATTCTTTGTAGTGGTAACTAATTCTAATAATTTTAATAATCTTGTCTTTGAATTTAACACTCCTTTACCTCTACCCTTCGGGTTTCTTACTTCGCCTTTTTGTGCCGGTATTAAATTTTGTTCGTTTGCCATATCTAAATATTCTCTAATTATTTACAAAATTAGGTTAATTCCCAACTTGTTGTTAATCTATGTTTAGAATTTGTATTTTTATTATTAGAACCATGTAATATTCCACTTGTTGCAATCATTCGACCAAAATGTTTACATTTCCAATTTTTATCACGTTTTAACCCAAAAATTAAACTTGGTGCAGAAGTTACTATCGTAAATCGCCATCCGTTCTTAACATAATATTTGCCTATTTCGTTCAAAAAACGTATTCCTATGCCTAAACCTTGATAATCAGGTAAAATAACCAATCTATGCACCTTTTTAATGGTTTTAGCGACAGGATGAGGCAAATGCAATACACTACACATACCACACAATTGGTCGTTTAAAAACGCACTAAAAACGGTAGCAGCATTATTATGGTTATGACTTAAATAATGATGTTTAGCAAACACTTTCCAAATTGACTTATCGTTTGTTTGGAATATTTCAAATTTGATGTCGGGCCTATTTTTTTTTTGCCCGTCGTTTGAACGAAAGGTCATTGAATCAGTGTCGAATATCCAATCGGGTAAAAGCCAATTTTCTACATCATAATGACAAGTAACGGCTATAAATTGTTTATTTGTTTTTCTTATAGCCTTTTGCATAGCAAATGATCCTATTTGTGCTACGTTTCTATCTACAACGCTTGTAAATTCATCAAACACAAATAAATTTTGTTCTTCTAATATTGCTCTTGCAAGGTCAACTCTCATTTTTTCGCCATTAGATAAAACTGCATAAGGTTTTAACCAAGACGGTGGCGAACTAAATCCAACTGAATTAAATGCCTTTGTAATATCTTCAACTGAACAATCTTTTGGCATATCGTCTAAAATAGTTTCTGCTGAATATTCAAAATTTGTTATGTATGAATCGGGAAATAATTGCTTTGCAATCGTTGTTTTACCACTTCCACTTTTACCTACAATTAAACCAATTTGCCAATTATCTTTTATATCAATATTACCTTCAAAATGTTCTTTTATTTGATTTGTTTCTAAATCAAATTTTCCCATAATTGAAGCAACTCTAAAAGTTTTTTTAGGCTCCGCTGTTTTTATAATGTTAAAAGTCGGCATTCGTAATTTTGTTCAATTAATTTATTATATGTTTTTTCTTGTTCTTCTTCTGATTTGCAAATAATTTCTATTTTAAATTCTGACTTTAATTTATCGCTTAAATCTTTTTGTTCTTTTTCTTCAATTACATCAAAATTAGGTATATCTAAACCCCATTCAGTTAATTCTTCAACATTCCAATTATTAGCTAAATCGTCCCAATCCCACTCGCCAAAACCTACATTATCTTTTACAATAAATTCTTTTTTTTGTTGTTCACTTAAAGTCGCTACTTTAACCGGAACATCAGTAAGTCCGGCTTCAATACAAGCCTTTAACCTCATATTGCCACCCAAAACAATATTATTCTCATCTATAACTATCGGTCTAAGTTCAAGCATTTCGGGAAACTCTTGAATCGACTTAACTAAAAGTTTAAATTTTTGATCCTTTATGATCCTTGGATTGTTCGGGTTCGGTTTAATTTGTGATATTAGCATCTGCCTTGTTTATTATATTGTTTAGTTGGTTTGTCTTTCGGTCCGTTTGTTTTTTTGTACTTACCGCATTTTCTTTTACCAAATTGGACTTTATTGCCGTTGCTTACTTTCGCCATCTATTTATATTTTTCAATTATTTCCTCTAATTCTTGACGGCTCCATTTTTTAGTCGTTCTTGCATTTGCTTCCAACCATTCTACCATGTCTAAGCCTATTTTATCTATAAGGTTTTTGCGATATCCTATTAAATGAAATTGGTCGAATCCGTTACAACCTTTACACTCGCCGTTAACGTTATATTCATTAAATCTTAAAGCTGAACCATTTTTAACCGGAACATAATGCCCGGCGTCCATAACTTCATGTCCTTTTACTTGTCCGCAACTGATACAAGTAAAAAAACCTTCTTCGTTATCTCTATATCTGATATATCGATTAAATATATGTTGAGCTTTTGCCGTTAATTTAGGAAGTGTTAATGTTGCCATAATTTAAAATTGACCCTAAAGCAGTTCTTATGGTATGCTTTAAGGTACTGTTATTACAAAATTAGGTTATTTTATAACTCGAAAACAAACTTTTCTTCCATTTACCTCAAATCGTTTTTTACTCATTGGGTTTAAACCGGTCCGGATTGCATACTCGTTTACTCCTGTATTTCTAACGGCATAAGCTATTGATCTATATTCCGTTATTTCTTTTGTTTCAATGTCAATCATTTTAATTTTAATCGCATTCTCTAAACCCTTTATTTCACTCATAAATTCTTTTCTATTATTCTGTTTATTATTTCTTTTATTATTTCCCAAACTACTATTATTAAAATAATATTCATATCTTTTTAATTAATGTTATTATGATTCCCATTGAATAAATCATACAAGCCAAAGGAACGCTTATAAAAAAGAATTTTGCAAATTGTAATGTTTTCATGTTATTTGTTTTGATTATAGGTTTGATAAGTTATGATTTGAAATATCTTTTATATACAATATGCTCTCGCCATTGTATTTTTTATGAAACATCTTTCTTGCTTCTCCTTCGTTTTTAGCAAGGACAATAGAGCCATTAAATGTTCCTGTTACTGCGTAAACTTTTTTCATAGGTTATTTGTTTTGGTTTAATAATGTAAAGTTGATTTATTTAATTTAATTAATGTTAAGTATAAATACTAATTTTAAAATATTGGAATTATATTTCCAATTTTGTTTAATATGTTACATTTTTATATAAATTAGTAACAAATTAGAATTATATTTCTAATTATTTGTTTTGGTTATAGGTTTGGTTGTAGTATCTATCTCCGCTAAACATAGTTTTATTTATTTCTAATGCTTCATCTAAATCACAGGCTTTGTAACCTCTATTATAAGCATTTACTATTTGCTCTTTTTCTTTAAATGTTAATTCTTTAAGTTTTAGAATAAGTTCCTTATTATAATAAATTTCATATTGTTCTAACCAATCAATCAATTCTTGCATTGCTGTTTTCATATTATTTGTTTTTAAAAAATGCCCCCACCGTCTAACAGAATACCCCTATTTTGTTAATTAATGATTTAGTGAGGGCAAAGACTTTATTTTGTTTTTAAATAGTTTATCATAGCGTTACGATTATTTTCTTTGTCTATGTCTTGGCTTGTTCGGTTTGAATCGCCCATCGCTTTAAATTGTGCATGTGCTTCCTCTTTACCGTTCATGTATGCTAAATGCCTTTCTTCTCTGTATTTTTCTAACATTTCAAAAAAAGTCGGCATATCCATACGGTCATAAACTTTCCCATATCTAAACTTAGGTAACCCGTCTAAGAATAATAAAATGTCTTGGATTGCAAGTTGATCCTGTTCAGCTTCATCTATTATTGCATAACTTAAATCAGTTATTTGCTCCGGATTCATTCCAACCCTTAAATTAAAATTATTTAACGCTTTTGTAATTTGTTTAGATAATACGGCAGCTATTTTATCATTTCCATAAATCTTTGATAAAGCTGGAAGTCTTTCACTTACCGGAATCAATTCAATAACTTTCATGTGTAATGGTTCGCCCTTTTCTTTATAACGGCACATTTCGTTATAAAATGAACCTGTGCTACCAATTACTATTGCGTTTAATAAAGGCTTCGTGTAACTGTTGTTCGGTAACTTTTGGAGCGATTTTTGAGTTGTTTGTATTTGCATTTGATTCATTTTTTAATTGAAAAAATCCTTGCCACCCTTTTGCAATAGATTGTTCAATTATTTTTATAGCTATATTTTCATGTCCATTAGATAATTTTACCAATTCATTTAAAGTAGCTTGAATTGATATATTTGATTTATAAGTAAAATTAAATTGTTCTTTCTTAAAATCAAGCCATAAAGACCAATATTTTTTAAATTCATCACTATAAAAATGAAAAGTTATTTCTTTTATTTCCTTTATTTTCTTTTCTTTTATTTCTTTACTTTCTTTTTCTTTTCTTTTCTTTGCATTAGCCTCCCCAATAGCCACCCCATTAGCCCACCTATTTGCCGCTCCATTTTTACCACTTTGACTTAATTTTTCCCTTAAGCCTAAATGATCCTGTAACCTTTCGGACCAAAATTCGCCTTCAACAATAGTAAAAAGGTCAAACTGTGTAATAACTCCTTTTACTTTTACATCAGTTGATTGCATTTGCATACTAAGAATTGGAATAAGTTCTAATGGCATTTTGCCTCCGGCTTCTGCTAATCGTTCAATAAGAAACCAATAAATCCCGTAACCTTCCATTCCTAATTGATGTCTTAAAAATAAAATCTTTGTGTCATTAGCCGCATTATAATCGTGACTAAAATAATATGACTTATTCTTCATAATAAAAAAGGCTCTCGGCATTCCCCCGAGTAGGATTCAGGGTTCAGCTTTGAGCCAATAAGTTTAGTAATGGATATCCTACATCCGTTCTACAAATATACTAAATAATCGAATAATTTGCAAAAGTTTTACCCGCCTTAGTTACATTTTTAGTCGCAATATTTACTCCTTCGTTTCTTAAGTCAGCTATTCTTGCTGCTAATCTAAAGCACCCAAATTTATTAAGTGCTTGTAATGGAGTAATTGATTTGCCTTTACTTAAATGATCCTGAATTTGTTGTTTTTGCGTTTTCATAGTTGGTTTATTTTAAAATGGTAAATCGGTTGGATGTGCTTCGTGTTCTTGTTTGTTTAAATACTCTTGTTTAAATTCTGCCTTCGGCTTAAAATCATTCGGGTAAATGTTAAAGTCCGGATGCTTATCCTCTTTCTTATAAGGATTTTGCCACATTGAATACCTTTGACCGTTAATAGTAAACTCAATTACTTCGCCTTTTGATGTGCTTTTTTTCCAAGCACCGAATTTGATTTTGTCCATGTTTTTATTTGTTTAAAGTGATTACGAAAGATTGCTTATAAGATTTTAAAGGTATTTGTCCTCTCTCAAACTTTTTGCCGTTTTCTTCTATTTCTTTTTGTTCAGCTTTTAAAATATCGATTTGTGATTGTAATTCTGCCCACCTTTCGGAGTAGGCGCCATAATCGTATGTCTGAGTGTCTTTAAGGCTTAAATTGGCTCCTAAATGGTCGTATTTACCTTTCGGGCATTTGTCTAAGAAATCAATAATATGTTCCTCGCTTTTTGCCCTTAATGTTTTGGTAAAGTTTTCCATAACGGCTATTTTAACGGCTACGTCTTCGGCTTTTATGATTCCATCGCTTAGTTCATTGGCTACATTTTGAGCCAAAGTTTCTATTTCGGTTTTACTTGGTGCGACTTCCCAAATGGCTAATGTGTTCATTATTTTAAATGGTTTTTCTTTGATGTAAATAAAGCTACTATTCCGGCATTTAACAAATCTTTGTTTAAAGTATGAAGTTTTGCTAACTCATCTACTGTTTCGCATGAATCAATCGCTAATGTTAAATCCACTATGTTTTTATGCTTCTTAACAAACGATGGTAAAACATAATCTTTTTCGCCGGAAGCGTCCGTGTCTTTGTCAGTTACCAACCCAAAAAACGAAGCAAGGGAATACCTACGAAAATAAGAAATCGCACTACCTAAAGACTGATACTCATTCATACCTCTTAAAGCTACTTGAGGGATTGTTACTTGGCTTTCTATTGTTTCGCCTGTCTTAGTGTGAAATACAATAGTTTTTAAAGTATCGCCTTCTAATGGCTGAATAAATCCTAAATTATGCTTTTTTAATAATGGCATAATAACCTTTAAGATTTGAGGTAAATCGGCATAAGTGTAATTATGTCCCGTAGTTCCTTTATGGATAATAGGACATTCCTGTTGAAAGTCTGCTAAAGCCTTATAAATGTTTATAAGTTTAGCGGTTGTAAAATTGTTGTTTTCTGTCATAGCATTAGGTTTTGTTTAAATAATAATTAAAATTAAAGATATTTTGTGAATAAATCAAATTATTTGACATAATTTTTTTATTTCCTCTTGGTAGTCATTATCGTATTTTAAACTCATGACATTTTCAATGGTTTGACAAGCATGTATTATACTTGTGTGATCCCTGTGAAACATTCTACCAATTTCGGCAAGTGTTAAACCGGTTCTCTTTCTTAAAAGATACATGGATATAAAACGACCTTTCACAAAACTTCTCAATCGGCATTTGCCTTTTATTTGAGCGTGTGTAAGTCCGTAAAAATCGCATACACTATCTATTATTTGATTTGCGTGTTTTTGCTCGTTGTAAAGCAATTTGTTCATCGTTCGACTTGGTGCGGTCCAATAACTCATTTTGTAGTTTTTTTATTTGTGTTCTTAATAATTCGTTTTCTAATTCTAATATGTGAAGTTCTCTAATTAGTGAACTTTTATTATCTATGTAACTCATAAAAATAAATTAATAGGTAAATGAAATTGATCCGTGATTTCGTAAAGGTCTAAGATTAACCAATGATAACTTTTTAATATTCTTTTTTGTATTTCGTTCATTCGGGCAATCTTAATCAGAATATCTTCTTCCTTTTGCATTAATCTGATTGGGGTATCATAAGTTCCCCTTCGCCATAATGCTAAATCCTTTTCAAATAATGTTTGTCTTGATTGAGCGGTTTTTAATAACTCTAATAAACAAGTTGCCCTTTTATGTAACTTTAATTGTCTGCCTTGATAAATTAGCTTTTCCATAGTTATTTTAGTTTATTTAAAATTTGAGAAAGTTCTTTTATTTTTGATTCAGTGTAAGGAGTAGATGATAAATTGTTATTTTCAAAATCCATTCTTAAATTAAGATAAAAGTCTAATTCCTTTTGTAATAAAGTTTTAATTTCAAAAACTTCTAAAATGTTTAATTCTACGTTCATAGTTTTAATTTAATTGGTTCATAAATTGTTCAGCATCTTCATAGATATCAAAAAATGTTTCTTCTCCATCTTCAGCATTAGTAACTAAAAACTCAACTTCTCCTCCAAAAGATGAACAAATTGATATTCCATTTTCTAAAGCAATATAAACATAGCCGCTATTAGGATTAAATCCTATTTCCATAATATCTTCTCCAATAGAAGCATACTCTTTAAGGCAATTACTTAATCCCATTGATTCGCAATAACAAATTGAATTTGAAAATCCATAAATAGTTAATTCTTGTTTCATAGTTTTAGGTTTTAAAGGTTATCGGCTAAGCAGCCAATTAATAAACAAATAGTAATAATAATTACCGCCGTAGTAATTGACACGCTGTCATCAATGTACTTTTGATTGTCGTTTTTCCAATTCATAGTTTTTAATTTTTGGTTTAAAGTATGTCGGTTGTTCCGTTGGCGATACCGACCTAAACGCATTGTTTCACAAATATATATACACAAAAGTTATAAACAAAACTTTTACACAAATATTTTTATATTTTAGCATAATTTTAACATTTTAGATATAAAATAAGGGTAAAAATGACAAAAATTGGTTTAAAGTAAAGGTATTTCTTTACAGTTTCATTGAGTAAAATAACTCAATGGATTGAGTAAACAAAAAGTCCCTCGTAGAAACGAAGGACGTAAACCATTTGTCTATGAACTGCTATGCAAAACAAAATTAGTGTAATATATTGATAAAACAAAAACTCCGTAGTTTTTTACGCTACGGAGAACCAACTATGAAAACAACGTTACAAAGATAACTTTTTATTTAGAGCCATCTTGGAGGGGTAAATGCTTTGAATTATCGACTTGTCTATAACCTAAATTCCAAAGAATCTTAGTTAATGTAACGCTCTTTTCTATAACTTCTTCCTCGCTATCATCAGGGTTTAATAAGTGAAAAATCTCATGGATATATATCTCTAATTTTTTTCTGCCCTTTAATCGAGGATCAATATAAATTATACCATCACTTTCGGCTATGCCGTGTGCCTGTTCTCTGCCTAACTTTTTATGTATAATTTTAATTTTCATCTTTCATTTCTAATAAATCCGGTCTTTCATCTATGACTATATTAATTTTTTGACCGCCACGAACTTTGCCTAACATTTTTTTTATTTCAACTTCTTCGTTATACAATTCAGTTAATTTTTTCACTAACCAATTCTCTTGTTCCGTTAAACTCATTTTGTTAAATTTTGCTGGTAATTTCATTTTAATAAACTTTATCGTTTTGAATTTCTTCTAATTTCTTTAAATAAAGGATTGCATCTTGTAATTCTTCTCTTAAATGGACCAACCATTGAGAAGTAGTTAAATCTTTACGGTCTAATGTAGTGCCGTAAGTTTCCAATCCCTTTTTTTCTCTTGCTTGAAAGTCCTCAATAACCTCCTTTAATATTTTAGATTGTTTCATTATTTATCGGTTTTAGAATGATATTTATGACAAGTGTTACACCTATATTGAATCTTAACCAATCCACTTGCCGTTGCTCGTTTTAAATTTCTAACAATATCATCTGAACCACACTCCGGACATGATCCTCTATCTTGCCCAAAGATAACTCCGTAATGTGTTTTAACAGGGATATGTAATGATAATTCTTTATGAACTTTTTCTAATAAGATTACGTCTTGCTTACAATACTTAATCATTTTATCCATAGCCTCTTTATCTTTATTTAAGACAATGTCTTTCCATAAATCGTATTCAGTATGAATCTTCTCGCCAATGCCTAAATATTTAGCTATGTAATTAAGTTTATTAGAATTGAATTTAAACTTTGACCTTGCTACCTTTAAAGTATCAATGGTAACGTAAGTCGGGAACATGTCTATCCTGTGAAATAAGCATCTTGTACGAATCCAAGCTAAATCGAATTTATCGCCGTTATGACCGACTAACTCATCAGCTTCATTTGCTACCTTGATAAAATCTTGTAACATTTTTTTATCATTCTGCTTAGAGTCCCAATTTAAAGAGTGTGTTTCTATATCTTCTTCCCATTTGTAACAAATACAAATAATGGCACGTTCTTTAATAATTGAATCGGTGCTAATATTTAACTTAAAACCGGCAGTCCAAAAGAAACCAATATTAGGGGAGGTTTCTATGTCGAAGTAAAGTCTTTTGCGTTTTGTTGTTGTCATTATGTTGGTTGTTAGTTTTATGCTATCGATTCTCGAATCATGTCGGCTTCTGCTTCCCGCCTTATTACGAGCCCGTCCAATCCTTTGTGTTCCCAAAGCCGTTTAGATTTCTCTATTTCTTCTGCTATGCCTTCGTAATCTTTTTTCTTTACTAAGTCAACAATCGCTCTCATTTCTGTTCTTGAATCGCCGTTTAAACTTGCACCTCTATTAAACACCATTGAAACTAACGCTCCTTGAGTATCTTCATTTAAGTTTATCATATCCGGATAAATACTTAATGCTAATTTGTAGAATCTTGGAACCGAACATTTAACGAAAACATCGTACGCAATATTGTAACTGATACGAATATTTAACAATTCGCCTTTTAGACTAATTTTTGCTTTCTCGCCTTTTAACCCTAATATCGCTTTTAATGTTTTAATATTAGGTTCAGTTAAAGAAGTTCCCCAATCACTTAAAAATTGCTTTTCGCTATTATAACCTAAATCGTAACCCAAACCAATAGTTATTCCACTTTCGCCACCGGGCCATGTAGGTTTCTGTAATACTTTATCGTAATACGCTCTACCTCCGGCTTCGTGTTGAATAATAAAATCTATTGACTTTTTGCTAAGCATCTTTTTTAGTTATCTTATCAATTACTGTGTCAGGACTAAATATTAAACCAACTCCCAAACCAATTACAACCATAGCACCGGTCCAATCAGCTTTCCCCATATAAACGGAAGCCAATCCGCCACCAATTAAAACCAAACCTATTAAGGTCGTTTTCCACGCTTTTACATTCTTCATATTAGAATTTTTTAAAGTAACCTAATGAATAACCATTTGTTGAAGCTGAAATTGAAAATAAAACGTTTTTAGACGTTTTAAACCCCAATCCAACACCTATCCCTAATTTATTGTCAAATGCTCTTAAATCGGCTAAAAAGCCTAAATAAAGTTCATTCTTAGACTTAGGTAATATATTATTAGTTACAAATATCGTTTTTTCGTGAATATCAGCCACAAATTGCCTATTTTGAATTGTATTGTGCGAAATAGTGTCAATAATCGTGAATTTTGAACTATCTATTGTGAATGTGTCCGTAAATACCTTAGTCGCTAAATAATCATTGATTATTTTAATAGTATCGTGTATCGTATATTTAAGGCTATCTACGGCTAAAACTATAAAAGGGATTGAATCCCCCTTAGTAAATTTTGTAAAAGTTTTCTGTTGGTAAACTGTATCGTATTTAGTAATTACGATAGGATCATTCTTGCGATATGTCGAAGTCCTCGCTATTAAAATAATAACAATCGTTACAAATATTATAGCAACGATATTTCTCATTATTTTAGATTTTTACTTGCTTTATAATAATATCTTATTGCAAATATCCCCGAAACAATAGCAACCAAAGAGGCTATCAAAGTGACGATAGGCTGAATATTAGTAATAGAAACTATTGCTCCTGTTACGCTTACCATCATTGATAAGTCTGCTTGGTTGCTTTGTGGTCCCATCTTAAGCTTCTTTTGATTCCTCTTGAACTCCTTGCTCTTTTGCGATTTGTCCTAAGAATGAAAAAATAGGGTTAGCAAACTTTGCCGGTAACTCCAATAAAAAGTTTTCTAATTGTTGAACTTGTTCTTTTGTTAATTGTAACATGATATTGATTTTTTACAAATATATAATTAAATAGTTGGATTTTCGAAGGGTAACGGAAGGATAACAATCGGAGGGTTTATTATATTTTCTATTTGTTGTTCTAAACCTTTATCGATTGCTTCAACGTCTAAACCATTATCTAACCAACCGCAAACTTGATCGTAAGTTAAATCCGGATAAGCAGTAAAGTCCGTAGAACTCGGAGTTTCGCAACCCATAGTTCCATAACTTAAAACGTTAATAGGTTCGCCACCTACATATTGTTCAGCTTGTCTTGTCCAATGCACTACGACCACTACATCAGTTAAACCATCTTCTTTTGGCTTTGTGTCTAATTGGTTTACTACCCATTTAAAAGTTGTACTCATATTATTTATTTTCTAATGTTTTTAATCTTGCTTCTAATTCTTGTATTGATTTAACTAATGCTGCAACTATTGCGTTATAATTTAAACCTATAAATTCATCACTTTCAACGTATGCTTGTGGAATAAATTCTTTAACCTCTTGAGCAATAAATCCTAATTCTTTATTTCCTTTAGTTTCATCAGATTTCATTCGATATAAGGTAGGCTTTAAATTAAGTATTTCATTCAAACCTATTGTGCTATCCTCAAAATCTTTCTTTTTATTTACATCTGATAATGCTATATAAACTCCGGTATTGTAAGTAATTTGTGCAATATTACCAACATCAGTATTAAACGCAAAAAGATGAGTATTACCATACCAACCAAAAGCATTTGAACTTGCTCTATTTTGGAAAAATATTCCCGCACTTGAACCACCTGAATAAAAATTACCATTTATATCTACAATTCTTGTTGAATCTAAACTTGTTGTTTTTCCAACTAATAATTGCCCACCACTTGTAATACGCATTCTTTCGGTAGCTGTTGAATCCCCACTTGCTCCCGCAGTTGCAAAAACTAATTGAGATTGTCCACCACCAGTTGAGCCAATACATTGAACGTATGCTTGTGATGTACCGCTAAAAGTATTTGCAGTTTCTAATAATAAGGTAGCAGTTCCACCCGCTGAATTATTTCTAATTCTTTGTGATATATTTCCACTATATTGAACGTCTAAAGTATAACTTGGGCTATTTGTTCCTATACCTACGTTACCATTATTTAATATATATATCCTATCACTTCCACCAACAGTAATAGCCATTCCACCATAATCAGTTCCTGCACCTATTTTATAGTTTGCACTACTACTTAGTTGAATTTGTCCATTACCATTTGAATTTCCTATTGCAATAAATGAAGGATTAAAAGTTCCTGCTGTAAAAGTTGCAGTTGTACCTGTCAATGCACCTGTAAATCTTCCTGTACCTGTTACATCTAAATTATAACTTGGAGATGTATTTCCAATTCCCAATTTACAATTAGGAATACAAAAAGGTCTATTTGTTATTGTATCTCCCGCATCAAGAAACACATAAGCCGCTGAACCACTTCCT